GCGATATTTAGATTATAATGAAGATATGACCTTTAGTTTTAATGTATCGAGTTCGTGGAAATATAAGTCAGATGAGTTGTTACCTAATAGTATATATGATTTATTTGAAGATGTTGTATTAGGTTTTCAGCAGTTAGTATCTAAGAAATATATGTTAGTATTTGATTTATCGCCTGAGTTTTTAAAAGATTGTTTTGATTTTATAAAATTGTATCAGTTTAAACCATCACATATGACGTTAATAGAAAATCATAATGTTCCAAATAAAAAAGATTTCCCTTATGCTATGCCTAAGATGCTACCCGAAATACCACTAATTATAGCTAAAGTTAGTTCCTATTATATTAAATGTGGTTCTCCAATTAATTTATTTAAGATTTGTTATGGTACAAGAGCCGGCATACCTAATGCTATTGTTACTGGTTTAAATCCTAATTGTCATGTGGATAATCTTGAAAAGATGTGTGCAAATAAGAAAAATATGGACGGTGTACCTCAAAAATATTTATATTCAGCTATTTACGCAATGATGAAAGAAGCTGGTTGGGATAAGGTTCAGAAGATTGTAATGACACCACCTAAAGCTGAGTTGCTAATTGATTTAATTAAACAATATGATACAGCTACTGGATTAGTGCCCTTTAAAGATGTAGTTACTATGGTTAGAATGCCTGATGGTAAAGTATTTTTTAAAGATAAGTGTCCGAGTAAAAAAAAATTTTTAGCCGTAGAGTTGTGTGATTTAATAACGACAGTCTTAGATGCTGTTTGGGAGGATGCTCAAAAGGGAAAAGTGTGGTCTAAGATATTTGATGGGGCAGCGGTTTGTTATTCTTCATTGAAGTGGGAAATGTTAAATGCTTTTTTTGATTGTGATGGTTATGATGAATTGGTTAAGATGGCAAAAAAAACTAGAGTTTTTTTTATAGAAGCAGCACATCAGTTTTTTTTATCCTATTTTACATTTGCGTCTTTGTTTGCTTATTTGAATCATGACGGATATGAGATAGGTACGCCTTTGCCAAGAGGTGGTATGAATGATATCTTTGAGAGCTTAGCTTGTGGTACTGAAGGTTATCCGTGTAATGAGCGCTTACGAAATATTTATGGGGTATATCCTTTTTTACAAGAACGTCGTTATTGGGATGGTGATTTTCAAAAATATGATCAGACTTTATTGCATGGTGTGTTAAGTACTGTTGGAATGTTTTATGCTACTTGGTATAATTATGACGGTCAAAGTGGAGATTTTGCTAAGTCAGTAGTAGGTGATGCTGTGTTTCGATTAGCTTATAAGTTCTTGTATTTAGTTCCCATTGAGAAATTGTATTATGTATTAGGGATGATGTTTTCAGGGAAAGGAGAAACGACTCATGCTAATACTACTACACAAAAATTAATTTTTTATGCTTATTTAATGTATAAACTTGAAACCTTTAAAGATCATAAGGATATAGAACTATTAAAATTGTGTATTAATGAAGGGTTAATTCGTGGTAAGTTTTCAGGAGATGATAATGCTGGAGGATATCCGTATATCTGTGAGTTATTATTTAATATATGTCCTGCCGATTATAAGATTTGGACAGAGAAATTTGGTTTGTCCTATAAGATATTAAATCAGCAAGCACTTACTGGAGCGAATTATTTTTATAAGAAAGGTGATATTTGGATAGAAGATGTTTCTAAACGTGTAGAATCAATGACCTTTTTACGAAACCATGTCAATGATATTTATGAAAGTTCAGATGGCGGCTTGAATTATATATGTGTTGGTCGTTATGTTTATAGAGACAGTAAGGATTTATTGTTTAGAATAGGTAATTCTGATTTGGCCAACAGTCGCATTGATGCTTTCTTTGCGAAATTATTATCATTAATGTATTTAGCTGTAGGGAACATTGAAAGTTATATGATATTGGTACGTGTGTTTACAATGGCTAAGGTAGTGTACAATTGGACTGGAATTTTAGATTTTGATAGATTAAAAGAGTATTTTAGATCACACCAACAGATTGTAGATATTATGGAGTATTTAGAAGATAATTATCGCGGAAGTTCTATTATTAAACCACCACAATTAGTTGATATAAGGAATTTTTATAATCGTAGGATACCAAAGACAAAGAAACCATTAGTTGACTTTAATACTTATGTTGGGTTCGATGTTGCTAATGTTGATGCTCGTGGGTTTGACGAGTTTATGTAATACTTTTTATTATTACATTGTTAATGTTTTTAAACATTTGTATATATATATAATAAAATTAAAATAAAAATTTAAAAATTTTAATAA